GAGGTTCAGATGACGGCAAATTTATTTCCGCCAACATCCTCGATGAGGCATTCCTAGAAAGGTTTGCAATTACCGTGGAGCAGGAGTACCCTACAATGGCTACCGAGAAAAAGATTGTAATGAAGAAAATGGAAAGGGTTAATATCCTTGACGAGGACTTTGCTACTCATCTTGTAACTTGGAGTGATGTAATTCGTAAAACATATTACGAAGGTGCCATTGACGAGTTGATTTCAACCCGTAGGTTAGAACATATTGTAAACGCTTATGCGGTGTTCAAGGACAAGACTAAAGCTGTCCAACTATGTGTTAACCGATTCGACGATGATACCAAAGAGGCGTTCATTGACTTGTACGCTAAGGTAGATCCTTCAGTAGAGTTAGCTGAAGGCGTAACCGAAACAACTGAACAGGAGATCCATACAGATGGCGAAATCTAAGACACCAGACTACAAGTTCGACGAGGGGGCTCTGATTACAGAGCTCCAATCGTATATCGATGCCACTTACTCAGGGCATTATAGTAGAAACAAATTTCAATCTACAGAATTCATTAGTGATTGTGGACATGGAATAGGATTTACAATTGGAAACATCTTAAAGTATGCCCAACGATACGGCAAGAAAGGATCTCCAGCAGACTATAGAAAGGATCTTTTGAAGGTCCTACACTACGGTATAATTGCGCTTTCAGAACACGATAAAAGTACCACTAATCATTACCTAGACTAAAAAAGTCTTATAAATAATAACATTAGAACTACAAGAAACTAAGGACAAAACAAATGGCTTATACAGTAACAACAACATTCGTAAGACCTAATACAGGTGTTGCATTCCCTAGAATGTCAGATTTCCATTCAGGACATGACACATGGAGACGAACATACTTTACGGATAACAGTATTGGTATTACATTCGAGCAATCTGCCGACGAGTTAACTCTTGATGCAGTAATGGAATTTGGAACTGAGTCTGTATGGAATGCCTTTGACAGTGCAAGAACTGCAGAAGGTAACGAACCTAAAGCTCAGATTAAAGGTGCTTGTACTACAGGCGCTATAACAATGGAAGTAACATTAGTCAATGAGGCTGGTGCTAGTTCAACCCTATTAGCAGCGACAGACTTTAGCTAATTTGTACAATTGGTCCTACGGGGCCTTGACTTATACTATGTAAGAGTCTATAATACACTTATAGATAATTAAATATTGGAGATATATTATGAAACTAAGCAAACAGACTCTTGACATACTCAAGAACTTTGCCACAATTAACACGAACATCCTAGTTCGTGAAGGGAATACACTTTCGACAATTAGCACAGGTAAAAACATTTTTGCCAGAGCTGAGATATCAGAAAGCTTCCCGAGAGAATTTGCAATCTATGATTTAAATAGTTTGCTATCACTACTAACCGTTATGGACGACACCGATGTTGACTTTGATGACGAAAGTCTTAAAGTTAGTAAAGGCAACTCCGTCTTTGAATACTTTTATGCAGACCCTAACATTATTGTTAGCGCCCCTGATAAGAATATCGAAGTAGATAACTTCTTCCAGTTCGACTTAACAAAAGACGATATCGATATGATAATGAAGGCAGCAGCTATTACAGCAGCTCCTATGTTAAGCATCATTGGTAAAGATGGTGGAGTTACAATTACAGTTGGAGATCCTAGTACACCTAAGTCTAATTCCTTTAAACAGGTTATTGCACAGACAGACAAAACGTTTGACGCTCGTCTAGCAATTGAAAACTTTAAGGTTGTTCCAGGTGGGTATAGTGTTATACTTTCTCAGAAGAAGTTTATGTTCTTAGAGAGTAGCAAAGGTGATGTTAAATACTGGTTGGCGTTGGAACGTTCATCAGACATATAGGAGTTTATTATGGATGAAGGAAAATTAGAAGTTACAATTAGAGAAGCCACAAATGGCTGGATAGTTGAACTAAACCGCGACGGTGAGACAGTAGAGTATATCTTTACTAGACCTAACCCAGCAATTAACCTAGTTAGAAAAGTTATGAAGGGTGAATTAGATCCTTTCCTAGACGGAGTGGACGATGAGTAGTTTACCAGATACTATCCCTCCCTTTAAGCTAACTAAGAAGGTTACAACAACCTCAGGTGTTACAAAGTTCGTTGACATTGTTAATGATACTCTGTTTACAGATAAGAGAGTTGTAATATTTGGATTGCCTGGAGCCTTTACTCCTACATGTTCGAGCCAGCAATTGCCTGGGTTTGAGGACGCGTACTTGGAGTTAATAGAGTGGGGTATAGATGATGTCTATTGCTTTACTGTTAATGACACCTTTGTATGTACTAAGTGGGCAGAAGACTCAGGACTTATTAACGTTAAAGTTATTCCTGATGGCTCTGCAGAGTTTACAATTAAGATGGGTATGGATGTTAGAAAAGATAACATCGGTTTTGGAATTAGATCGTGGAGATACGCAGCAGTGTATGACAACGGCATATTAGAGAAAGCATTTGTTGAAGAAGGCTTTGGTGATAATGCAGAGGGAGATCCTTATGAATTATCTACACCTGAAAGTGTACTAGCATATGTAAAGCAACCTCCCGTAGGTAAGCACATAGACTTAGCCTTCTCAGATACGACAGATGTGAAGGAGACTTTTTCGTAGACCTTTTAACCCTCGGAAAATGTGGCCAAGATTTTGGGCCAAAAAAAGTTTTTATATAATGATTAGGAGTTAAGATGGAAGCAGGACAATTTTTATGGGTAGAGAAATATCGCCCGCGTACTATAGATGATTGTATCCTCCCGGATAGTGTAAAACAGTCTTTTAAGAAATTTATTAATAAAGGTGAGATTCCTAACTTACTATTAAGTGGTACAGCAGGCACAGGGAAAACAACTCTCGCTCGTGCTCTATGTGAAGATCTAGGTTGTGATTACATTATCATTAATGGTAGTGATGAAGGCAGACAGATAGACACACTAAGAACAAAGATTAAACAATTCGCATCAGCGGTTTCCTTTGAAGGTAAGACTAAGGTAGTAATCCTCGATGAGGCAGACTACATGAACAGGGAAAGTGTACAACCTGCTCTTAGGGCGTTTATAGAGACGTTCTCTGAGAACTGTAGATTCATATTTACATGTAACTATTCTAATAAAATTATTGCTCCCTTACATAGCCGAACAACGGTTATAGACTTTAAAATTAATCCCTCAGATCGCCCAGAACTAGCCTCTAAGTTTATGGTTAGGATGAAGTACATACTAGATAGTGAAGGTATCACCTATAACGAAAAGGTGATCGCTGAGCTCCTAATGAGGTACTTTCCAGACTATAGAAGGGTGCTAAATGAGCTACAACGATACTCTAGTGGCGGTTCTATAGATGAGGGTATACTTAGTAACTTCCAGGAAGTAAATGCTAAGGCGCTTACTGAGAGCCTTAAGACTAAGGACTGGAAGAAGATGAGACAATGGGTAGTTAACAATGTGGACACAGACCCTCAAGGAATATTTCGTCAGATATACGATATACTACTTCCTCAGGTTAAGTCTATACCCCAGGTAGTTTTGCTAATTGCAGACTATCAGTATAAAGCAGCATTCGTGGCAGATCAAGAAATTAACCTTACTGCTTGTTTAACAGAAATTATGGCTAATGTAGAGTTCACGAAATGACAAAAGAAGTAAAAACACTACAAATACATGTAAGAGCCACTCCTACGAAAAAGAAAGAAATGCAGGAGAGAGCCAAAGTATTAAACCTAACACTTTCACAGATGCTTATGAAGTGTTATGAGGATTCGAAGGATAATGATTTTGGGTTTAACTAAAATATGGAAGTTATGGGCTAAGTCGTTAGGCGACAAAGCATCAGACAATACAAAAGATGCAGATTCAGTAGCGTTGATGAGAACGATAGTCGTTATGGTTAACTTTATTACATGCTTCTTCATCGTAGCTGGAGTGATACACCAATGGTAGATAGCATACTGGAAGGATTCGGAGATCCTGTCTTAGACGTTAATGAAGAAGAATTCATTACAAAACGTAAAAAGATATCTCCCTTTGATTTTGCTAATGCGATTAATTACACTAAGGAAAAACTAATAGTAGACGAAACATCAGAAAAGGAATATAATCCTTTTATTGTTAATCGCTCTATGGGTTTTGGTAAAGACACAGTTATAGCTGGTAATGAAATGAATGCCAGACCTCACTTAGACAACAAATTACAGTTTGACTTCTTATCTTCAGTTATAAGAAAGTCTAAACGATACAGTAAATGGTTAAAAACTGAAGAAGAGAATATCGAGGTTGTACAGAAGTTTTTTGGTTATAGTTTTATGAAGGCTAAGGAAGCACTAAAATTATTATCAGATGTGGACTTAGAACAGATAAGACTATATCTTAATACATCAAAAGGCGGAAAGCTATAAATAAGTCTATATAAGTAAATTATATAATTAAACATATAGGCGAATTGAATGAGTGATCAAGAGAATTACTTTAACATAGACTTTCCAGGGTACGAACCTTTAGAAGTTTCCTTAAAAGACCCAGAAGATTTTCTGAAGGTTAGGGAAACTTTATCTCGTATTGGAGTAGCATCGAAAAAAGAACAGGTGCTATATCAGTCATGTCATATACTACACAAGAAAGGAAGATACTTTATAACACACTTTAAAGAACTTTTTGCATTGGATGGTAAGGCAGCTGATTTCCAAGAGAACGATATTCACAGACGAAACACCATTGCCAAATTACTTGGCGATTGGGGACTCGTTAACTTAATCACACAGGTAGAGGATTACGCTCCACTATCTCAGATTAAGATAATAGCGTTCAAAGATAAAGGGGAATGGAACTTAGTTCCAAAGTACAACATTGGAAAGAAAGTTAAATAGAAACCAGATACAAGTCCTCGACTTAATAAAATCAAAACAAGATAACGTTGGACCAGGGTTCTGCGTCCTAAAGTGGTATCATCAAGAAATGCACTTGGGAACAGGGAGAGCTCATTCCTGTTATCACAATCCAACGCATCTGATACCTTTAGACTCAGACTTGCACAACACTCCTGGAAAGATAGAAGAGAGGAGGCAAATGCTTGCAGGTGAACGCCCTAAAAACTGCTCTTATTGTTGGGACGTAGAGGATCTCGGCCTGAGATCAGATAGACAAACTTTAGCAGCACAGTTTTTTAAACACGACAACAAGATAGATCTAAAAGCTGTAGAGGCTGGCACGTCTTATGTTTATCCTAAATATTTAGAAATATCATTTACTAATAAATGTCAAATGGCATGTTCTTATTGTGGACCAATATTCAGTACAACATGGGAAAGGGAAATAGAAGAGCATGGACCTTACAAATTATCTACAGATTATAATATAATACATACACCCCAAATAGAAGACTCACCCTATATAACAAAGTTTTGGAAATGGTTTCCCAAGGCGTATGAGCATCTATTTGTTCTTAGAGTTACAGGTGGTGAGCCTTTATTAGATAAGAACACATATAGGTTACTCCAGTATGTGAAAGACCACCCTAAAGAAGGCCTAACATTCCATTGTAATTCTAATCTTATGGTGTCTAAAAAGAGAGTATTAAGATATATAGATTTAGTTGAATCAATCCCAGATACAAAATTATATGTCAGCATAGATTCGTGGGGTAAGCAGGCAGAGTATATTAGAAACGGATTGGACATGAAACATTTTGAAGAGAACTTA